ACAGAGTCAAGGTCTTTCTTGACAGTTGGTTTTGGCTCGGCTTTCTTCTCACGCTTGGTTGGCTCCTCGATGGGGGACTCAACCTTTGGCGCGGCGGCTTTAGGGGCTGGCGCTTCTAACTTAGGCTTACCTGCCATGTCAGCTTGGTATGGTGTCATAACGACCATCTTCAGCACGTCAGGCTTCTTGGCTACTTCGCTAGTTACAGCGTACTCACCTTTATTAATGAAGCGTGTTGGTGTGAACAACACAGACTGATTGTCATTCTCTTCATTGAAGCTGATTTGTGTCAGCACATAGTCCAAGCTCTTGCCGTTGTTGGCTAAGTACTTAGAGTAGTTTTCAAAGGTGTGGGTGTTGTCACCAGCACCGTCCCCGAACAATGACTTGGATGCCAAGTTCATTTGGTATACCTCGCCTTCAAGTGAAGTGCCAAAGTCTTCTTCCAACACGAGCGCAATGCGACGTGAGTAGCGGCAAGCTTTTGAATTGCCCATACCTGAACCCTTGGTGTTTTGGGTGCAGTTGTCGCAACGCTCAGATTGTGGGTTTGTTGAACCAGCGTCAGGTGTACGACCGTCATTAGAGAAACAGTCAGGTGCAGACGGCTCGGCATCGGGGCTCCATGCTTTTGCATAGAAGATACGACCCACAGCAGGGGAAGCGTTAACGATGATCGCGTTCAAGTTACCCTTGACCTTGCCCATCTCTTCACCGCCGACTGTCTTACGGAAGATTCCGTTTTTAGGCACGATGCGTTTAACGCCAGTCTTACCGGCGAGTTGTTTTGTAAGCTCACTAACACCTGCGGTTTGCAGGAAGTCGGGGAGGTCTTGGTTGAGAATAGTGAGATCACTCATTTCATTTTTCCTTAGAACGTCTAACAACCACGGAGTAAGCATTCTCCACATTGAGGCCAAGTGGTAGAACTGTGGGATTCTCAGAGAGGAAGTCCTTCATGTTTGTTTGATGAAGTCTCTTCTCCAACAGGCCAAATGCACCATGCTCCTCTATGAAGTCGTACATTGAATCCCAATCGTTCGTCCAGTACCGTGACTTTACTGAGCGAATGATCGTGCCGTGTGGGGTGCGAATGCTGTCGGCATTCATTTCTTTGCATACATCGAGCATCTGTGCTTCTAACACTTCCATCTGCTCTTTGAGATCGTTGTCTTCAGCTTCAAACATGCGCTTGTTGTCGGCACGTTTGTCTCTGATTTTGATGTAGATGGACGTTAGCTTGGCTAAGTCCATAGGGGTGGTTCGTTGCGCTTCTTCCATCTGATTCTCCTAATAAGGTGTGCGGTGTTAGTGGTTCACATGAAGCAGTGTGTTTCAAAACTTTAGGAGGTCCGACGGCGCTAACCCGCAGGGCACTAACACCACACAATTCAAATTATACATTAAGTTTTGACAATGTCAACATCTTCTGAAGAAATTTCTTGCTTGTACAAGTCAATCACTTTTTGATGGTTGTCAATGTTGTTCTGAAGCATCGAGTACATCTTGGCTTCAATCGGACTGCCCTTAATATGCACGATGGTCATGTTGTTGACTTGTCCGGGTCGGTCGATACGTGCGTTGGCTTGCAAGTACGTTTCAACACTTGTGCATGGAGCATACCAAATGATTGTGTTGGCGGCAGTTAGAGTTAACCCGTGGGATGCCGCCTTCGGTTGGATGATTAAAACTTTTGGTTCCGGTTGTTCTTGGAAGTGCTTGACAATGTCGGAGCGTTTGTTTACAGGTACGGACCCATTGATGACGTCGCATGTGATGTTGTGTTTCTGCAAGTGCTTCTCAAGTAGCTCAATGGTGTGCGTAAACGGAACAAACACAAGTACCTTGTGACTCGACTCTTCAACAACCTCCTGCACCACGTTAAGCCGACTGCTCACGTCGAACTCAACCACTTCGCCCGTATCCGTATACACCGCACCTCCAGCTATTTGCAGAAGTTTGTTGATTTGTACGGCAGCGTTAACTGCTGATACCTCTTCGCCAGCGGCCTCAATCAGCATCTGCTTCTTTAGTATGTTGTAGAACTTTAACTGCTGCGGTGTTAATGGTGCATCTCGTTCAACAAATGTAATTGGCGGCAAGTCGAGGCAGTCGGCTTTCTCAAACCGAATGGCGGGTTGCAGTGCTTTGTGTACGATGAGCTGTGACGTTGGCTTGGGTATCCACTTGTACATGGTGAGCTTCATCATCACTGTGTCGCGGAATTGACCGAAGAAAGGTGACACACCCTTGGGGTTCACAAGCTTTGCCAATCCGTAAGCATCCACAGGCGATTGCGCGGCAGGCGTACCTGTAAGCATCCACAGGCCCTTTATAACTTTTGTTAGATCGCGTAGGTCTTTCCAACGCTCGGTCTGCGCGTTCTTATAGGCTGATGCCTCGTCCACTACGATGAGGTCGAAGCCACCCGCCATGATTTCTTTCTTCACGATGCCTACACCATCAAAGTTGATGATGACAAATTCGGCACCCGCGTTCACAATTTCTTTGCGCTTTCTTGCAGAGCCATAAGCGACTACTACGGTCCGGTGAATTGCAAACTTAAACAAATCGTTTTGCCATGCCGACTTCATGATCGACAAAGGGCAGATCACTAACACACGCTTTACTAATCCAATGGTCATGAGGTAGTCGACAGCCCAAATAACTGATGCCGTTTTACCTGTGCCTTGCTCGTTAAAGCAGAACGCTTTGGGGTGACCCGTCAAGAACTCTGCTGTTGTCTTCTGATGATCGAACGGCGTGAACCCCGGGGGACGAGGCCACGTATACTCTGATAGGTTCATTTTTTCTTGCGTTCCTTGGCGCTTACTTCTGACACAACTTTGTGGTTTGAGCCACGCTTGAATGAGCGATTGGCTGAGGGCGACTGCAGTTTGACTCCGTCTTTGTTGGAGCCACCTTTAGATAGTGCCTTGATATGAGCAACATCTTTGCCTTCGCGGATGTCAGCTTCGCCGTTTTTGTTTCTGTCTGCATTCTTTTTGTCTATGGATTCTCTAGCACGTTGACGCTCTAAGCGTTCTGGGCCTTCGCCACGTGCAAGCTGTTGCTGGTATTCTTTTTTGTAGGGTCGGGGTTTGTTAACGTATGGCATAGTCGGTGTCCTTTTCCATGTGAGACCGGTTAAGTTCTTCGCGTGTCAAGCCAAACTCCTCGGGGGTTGCTTCCCAAAGTGGCTTACGCCCCTCATTTTCGATCACTTGCATGGTTTTGCCAACTGCTATGCACACTTCCATGAGCATTTCTTCTTTGTATTTATTCATCTCTTGGTGAATGATGCTCCCGATCATGTTGACCACGACCTTCTCAACCACCTCGGCTACCCTGCGTTTAAGTTCACCCTCAAGAATCAGGGCTGTATCGAGTTCATCATTTGGCATTTGTTGTGTCATGGTTAGTTCCTGTTGTATTCACATTGTTTCACTGAGCAGAACTTGCACAGTGGTCCTTGTACGGGGTTCCATACCCCATTCTCTAAAGCCGCTTCAATTCTTGCGACGTCTTGGGCGGGCTTTTCGATGTACTTTTGCATCATCTCTTGGTAGTGCGTAGCCCTCACGAACTCCTTGCTCACTACAAACAAGAGGGCCGACTTCACTTTCTGAACTTCCGGATACTTGGCGAACAATCCACAGGCGACAAGATCGAGTTGCTTCACGTCCGCATATCTCGCACTCTTGCTTGTCTTGTAGTCTATGGAGTGTGCCGTTTTCGTAGTCGGATTGATAATCACCAAATCCGCTACCCCATGCCACCACACATGCGGAGCATCGAATTCGCACGACTCTAAGTTCTTCGTCAACCCAAGTTTGACTTCGCATAACTTTTCTCCCGGGATATCTTTTAAAACGTCTAGGGTTGCTTGCATATAAGCAAACTGTTCTGGGATCGGGGTTCCATCACGGATGTATTCCTCCGCCACAGTGTGAGCCGCTTTGCCATACAGCGTTGCCTGTGTGTCAGGTTCAACAACGTCCCTTGCTATCTTGGTGTGGTAGTACTTCTTAGGGCACTGCTGAAATGTTTTCAGGCTACTGAATGACCAAATAATGCTCATGTTTTCATGTTCCTTACGTAAGCGGAAAAACTTGCGGCGGTGTCACCGAGGGCTTTCATCTTATCGAATTCTTTTGCTACTTCTTCAAGAACACGATTTCTTTGCGAGCGTGAAACATAAATATCAAAATAATAAGGTTGGCCTTCAATCTCACGCAGTATCTGCTTGCCAAGGTTGCTGTGCTTTTCAACCTCATTAAAGGCTTCGTCTTCTTCACTTGTCCATTCTTGATTGTTCATGCTTGTCCCCTTGCAAATTTTAAATCTTCCAATCTAGCATCGCGCCATATATAGTCATCAAAGTCAAGAGTCCAATTGCCGTTGGCATCCATGAGTTCACTGCCTTTTCTATGTATTTCAACTTGAACAACAATTAATGGTTTTTTAAACCACCGAGTTTCAATTCGGTATCTTGTTTTTCCAGTAAGTTGATATGTAATCATGCTTGTCCCCTTGCTCGGATGTCGTTTGCAATCTCAGGCA